GCGTCGCTTGATTTGGGTTGTAGACCATTGCTGTTAACCTCTACCTTTAAATATCATTTCTTAATAACGCCTACGATTTTCTCTGCACTTCTGCCAACTACATACCCGCCCAAGCCAATTTGTAAAAGCATAAAGGCATCTTCAGAGAGTGGATTTGGAAGCCACATCATGGCATCGCCAACGACCAGTGTTAGCATGACCAACATTGTTATTGGCCGCCATGTTGCTGTTAACCAGTGAACACTACTGGCTTCGCTATTTACGATCTGGGCCTGCGACTCAAGAGTAGACTTTTCGTAGTCAAAAACTCTTTGCATCGCCGCAGCTTGCACATCGAGCAAGTGGCCTTTAGCTGCTAGCCTTTCATCCTCGGATGTGTGCAGCTCATCTATTAGCTCTGCCGCTGGCTTAAAAATCCCCGCGATTAAATCTACAACGCCTATCATTACTGACCCCAGTTCTTAACCCAGACGCCTGCTACAAGCGCGCCAAGGACTGCCACAGTTATGATCTTAACAACTGTATGAACAACAGATTTGCGGACTTCTCTCCATGTATCTAGCAAATCCCTTAGCTCTTTCATGTCATGGATAGCGTTATCATCACTAAGTCCGACGTCTCTAAGCGCCTCTTTCGCTGCGGCTTTCGCGGCGCGTTTAATGATCGCTTCGATGTCGTCATTCGTTCTGCGCTCTTGCATAACTAATCGCTCTCTTTCCGAAAGCTATTAGCGCAGTGGTCTTTGTCAAACCAAAACACTAAATTCAGCACTCGCTCTGCGATGCGCCACGCTTTGCTGCCATCACTCTGGCTGTGCGCGCGGGAGCTAACTGTTTGATTTGTTCTACCGTTTAGCAGCAACGCATTGACGGCCTGACTGGCAACGGCGAGGAGTTTCTTCAACCACGCAACCGTAATCTCCCACGCTTTGATTGCAAACACTTCCATTGATTTCTCCTAGCTTTGTTGTAATGTTCATGGGGCGCTTAAATAGCTAGGCCGATACCCAGCCATAGCTATGTACTGACCTTTAGTGTACAACGAATAGAACCATGCCGTACCTCCTACATTTGAATCCACGTTAGAAGCGGGGAATTTTTTAGGAAAATAATTGTCTGGCGGAAAAGCATCTGGCCCATATCCCATTGAAAAACTTATAACCCCACCCGTTATTATTTGATTTATGCGAGCAAAGAAAGTGTCGTTAATTGTCTCAGACGACCAAGGAATGACTTCTCCAATTAGAACAGGGGTAGTGGCGGGAGTCCCCCATTCGTTTAAACGATCTAGAGCCTGTTGTTCAGAACTTGATGGGTCAGAAAAACCCGGTCCAAAGGGGTACAGGTGCGGGGATAAGAAATCTAAAACAAGCTCGCTATTCGGAACTCCAAAAGGTTGCGCTGCACCCCCGTATGGAAGAGCGCCTACAGTGACCAGTGCTTTAGGGTCTTGAGTTTTAATCGCGTCCCTAAGTTGAGTCATCCAAGTTACTGCTGTGGCTTGTGCTGTAGCACCTGTCTGCCCTCTAGCGATTACGGTTGTAAGATAATCAATACCGCCAAGCCAATTGTTTCCAAACCACCCCGCAGTAGCACTTGCTGAAATTATAGGCTCGTTTATTAGGTCGTAACCTATTATTGTTGATGAATTATTAGAAGCGACAACCGTTTTGGCAACTTCCGTGAAAAAGAACGCTTGTACATCCCACCTATCTTTGGGGTCAGCGTTTCCAAAACTGTCAGCCAAGTACCAAGCTGGAATGTATCCTGTGGAAATCCGCCTGTTCTCACAACCGCAAAGGAGAACATACATATTGTTCTTTCTAGCCAAATCTAAGAAGAAAACTAAATTGGACATTGCCGTGGTGTTTATACTTAAAGTGTTTTCGTTTGGGCTATTTACGTCTAGCATAGTCCATAGCTGAAGTCTAAGACGAATAACATTATTGCCCCACGCATGATCGCCACTAAAAGTATTTTTCATAGCGGTGTGAATAGCGTCATTCATATCGGTAGAGGCAAAGAAGTCTTCAATGAAACTGTGGGATATCTGTTGAGCGCCCCAACCTTTCCATCGAGTACCAAGCCTTCTAAACTCCTTTCCGACTATTTCAATTCGGGGTAGAGGTAATGATATGCTTGTCATTTAATAATGCTCCAATTTCAATTTTTCAAGCGAGAATTTATGGTGATAGACCCGTACTTGACAGTCGTTATTATCGCTTCCTTTTAAAATCTGAGCCTCCATTGAGAGGATTGAAAAGTAAGGGCGAGCTTGAGATAACACCGTGCTCCCGGCCGCCGGACTCGCACCGAAATCCAAGAACGTTGCTACTAGAACGTTATTTATAAAAAACTCTGTCTTGAGTTGAGCCGCATTGTAGAAAACACGCAAAACATATAGTGTATTGTCTGCTGCCGTGATACCAGTATCCACAGTGTCTACTGTATTCGTACCGCCACCATAAGGCGTTAAGGCAACACACGCTTGCCAATTTAGATTATTGCCGTCAGCGTTGAGTTCAAAGTACATGCCGTTCGCTGGAGCTACCGCGTTAAAAGCTACGTCAAAAAAACCTGCGCGTATTTTGTGAGATTTAATGAGCGTGGATGTCCCTATTCCGGGGCCATCCATTGAGAACTGCGTGTCAAAAGAGTGTAGTGGTAATGTGCTTGTAGGACCACCCAATACTATTCCACGTTGTGTGCTACAAATTGCTGAGTAACCAGAGGGGTTAGATGGACCCGAGGTTATTATAGCAGAAGGTTGAAAGAATTTTGAGAATACATCAGTAGTGCCTTGTCTTACCAACGCCGCCGCGCCACCTAACCTAATAAAGTAGGGGTCATTGCCCCACAAGCTGTTGTTAGTTGTTAAATCAAGGGGATGAACAGTGTTGCTAAAATCACTAAACCCTTGCATGTGACTTAACCCTAATCCCATAGCTGTCGTCACTGGAGTTCCACTAATCTGGTCAGTTGTCATGCTTACTGTATCAAGGTCTTGTAGTCCTGAGAGCAGCTCAAGACCCGTTAAAGCTGTCGCCGCAGGCAAATCCGAAATGTCTACCGTATCAAACCGACCGTCATCACCTGCCGCGACAGTCCCCGCTGTCGATCCAATTTGTATGCCAATAGTAGTTGGAACTCCGGGTCCGGTATAAGATACGAGGGGTAAATTTGCTGCAAGTTTAAGAGAAAACGTGCTAGAGCTATCAGTAGCAGTCCAGCCAGCAGCGGTAGTGTAGTCAATTGAGCCAGTGCTGCTCGCTATGTGGATGTGACCAGCAGTAGTGTCATCTAGTATAGCTCCGGTGGAGCTGATGATGATGCCGTTATTGCCTTGATTGGTGTCGCCTGCTAGTTTGCCAGCTCTAAAGCTGTCAGTGCCTGCGCCTGTGCTTTGTAGGCCAGCGGTCGCAGTAACGACTCCAGCGGCATCTACTTGGAGCTTATCTGTCTCTACCCAAGATGATCCGTTGTAACGCAGCATTGAGTTGGTGGTTGTTCCAGTCGGCAATGCGGCTGCCGCAGCCGTGGCGCTGTTTGCGGCGTCCGATGCGCTGCCCGCCGCTAGTCCTGCCTGCGTGGTGGCAAGTCCTACTTGCGTGGTGGCAAGTCCTACTTGGTCTGTTGCCAGTCCTACTTGCGTGGCTGCCGCAGTCGCGCTGTTGGCTGCCGCAGCGGCGCTGTCGGCTGACGCAGTCGCGCTGTCGGCTGACGCAGTCGCGCTGTCGGCTGACGCTGTTACTGAGGCATCAAAAGCGGCTAGGCTGTACAGATCAACATTGCCTGCGGTGTTTATATATATCAGCTTGTTAGGAAATGTTTGGGAAGAAATTTGGGTAGTTCCTGTGAAGTCGCTAGGCACTTGCACGGTTTTGGCAAGCGTTGCTTCCGCCGCCTCAAAACCCGTCTCGATAAGATCGAGCTGAGAGTTAACCGCCGCAGAGGCGACTAGGGTTCCTGCGACAAAAGGATTGTCGTGTTCGTAATAGTTATTCGCCATTATTTTCGCCTTGCTCGTGGGGACCAGTGGATTAACATAGAGTTAACCGTGTGGGGAGTTTCATTGACTGCGTCGGTGAAAAGAACCATCGAGACGTTTCGCCCTACCCCGTCGAGGTACATATCCACCAGATACGCAAGCGTGGTAGACCAATAGACTTCGTCCCAAAGCGCGGAGTCATAATATCCACCGCCGCCTACCGCGATTGCATCATAGGCGGTATGCGCAAAGTTGTTTCCCCCGTAGTCAAACTCAGGGATGATGGTGAGCGATGTAGCACGCACACTTTCGACTTCCATCACGACTTTCTTAAACCGCTTTCTAAATTCCGGCCCTTCGATAAAGGTGAACGCAGGGCGCAGCACTGACTTGAGCGGGAGACCGTCTAAAGAGTTTCCTTTCTCGGCTTGGTAGACGAACCCATCGTTGGTTCCGAAGAAAATCTCTTCTAGCCCTGTGATATCTCCTGAGTACGCACAGGCAACGGGCTTACCAAAATCAAACGTCGAAACGCCAATGACCTCGGCCCCCGCAAAGGTAAAGATTAGGCCAGAGCCGTCGTCCATACACAGACGGTATTGATTCTTTTCGCGTACCATAAAACTGGCGACCGCTTTCCCTCGGTAGCGTTCTAGCAGTGGGTCTACTTTATAAGACAGCGGCGTACCCGAAAAATCCCCGAAGTCGGTGACCCTTGTTTGTTTCCACACGCCTTGATCTGACAGGAAGACAGGATCGCCAAGAGGCTGAACAGTGTGTGGATACACCCCTGCCGCGCCATCGAATTCTGTTAGCTGCATGTCAGCCGGGGTTGTCCCGTACAAAACTTTGACCGAACGTCGGCAGTAGACGCCCATCGAGTTGTTCGGTGTGGTGATTAAGCTGTGGGGGCTGTCACCCAATGCGATTTCTGCGCCGCCTTGAGAAGCGGTAAACACGGTGGGGTCGCCGATCTTAGACAGCATCAACGATCCGAACTCGTAGCCGAGAACTAAAATACCTGTGCCTGTTACTGCCAAGCAGTTAGGAGTATCCGTTGACATGCCTGTGGATAACTCTGTGTAAGTTGTCCCATTAAACGTAAACGCTTTATTCTTGCCGTCAGTTCCAACCAGCAAAGGAACGGCTACGTTAAAGGCGTGGGTGGTAGACTCAGGTAGGGCAGGCAAAGAAAACTTCGCTTTGGTAAACTGGTATCGCCCGCCGGGGACTAAAGGTGTTGGCGTTGTGACTACCGTCCAGCCTGCTGTCGTAGACTTGTGCATGACACCCGCAGTGCCGCCTACGTTATCTCTGAAAGCGTACACGTCGCCGTTGTACGTCACGACGCCACGGACAGGGCCACTTCCGGGGACTGCGGTAATAAGACCTCTAAAGTAGGCTAACACCGCCAAGCTAAAGGACTGATCTATCGCGTCACTACCTCCGGTTCCGGGAGGGTATACCGAAGTGATGACGGCCCCGCCTGCCGACTCGTTGGATACGAACGTGCCAGATTTATTCACGAGGCACAGCGTATTTGTCGCCGCGTCTATCGCTACTAAAATACCTGTCGCGCCGCTAGTGCCGCCTGTTATGGTGCCTCCGACGCTGGCGGTAGTCGCCCCTGCCAACAAGATGCAGTCATACGACTGCTCGCTTGGGCGTTTGCGCCCGTCGAAACGCTCGTAGCCTGCTATGCGTTTGTATCGCCCGAGGTCGGTTACTTCGTAATTAAAAAGTTGGATCGCCTCCCCGGCCGTGAGGGATAGAGGTGGAGCCGAAAGGTTGAGGCCGCCTGCCATAACAGTTTCCGCAACCAGCGTCGTCACTAGGAAAACTCACTTGGTGCAAACGTCAAAAGCGGAAGTTGGTTGCACTCTAGGCGATGCAAAATCTGAGAGAAGTCAACCGTTGCCGCGCGCTCAAGCGTTTGATCCTCATCGTACTGAGCGTAGGCCATGACAGCCCGCGCGACGATAGCGCGGTGATAGTCTACCGGGAATAACGGAACACTTGAGTTTAATGTTAACGTGTCAGCAGTACGGTAATACTCTATGATTACCGGGTACGCCAAGTCAGGTGGGGCGTTAAATTGCCACGCGCCGTTGGGCAGTATATACAGCCCCGCCGGGCAGGCATTAGCCGTCGGCACGTTATCAAATTCGGCTGCCCTAGACTCCTCTCTGACGATCTCAATAGACGTCCACTGACCTGAGACTTGTATGAACACCTTGCTCAATGCGGCTAAGTCTGTCACCCCCAGATCGCCGGGAAGGTAATACGAATCACCTATCGTTAGCGCAATGCCCGTCTTTTTCCGCCAAAGAAACTTCCAGTTGGTGTGTTGCCCTTGGATAAAAGCATACGCCTCGTCAACAAACGCGACGATCCTTCCGGGCATGCTGACTTGAGACACCACCGAGGTTGGCCCCGCGCCCGTCAGGCCACACTTCTGCCACGTCTTTTTGACAAGGGTGAAATAGTTCATTTAAAGCTACTCAGACAATATAGAAAAAGGGTAGTTCTGGGTGGTGATCGGTATCATCTCGTTGTTAATCATTTTAAACGTGGCAGTGGATGCGTTTCTTAGGACATCGACGACCGATGCTGGAACCTCAACGTCCATGTCACGTTGGATCAGGTAGGTGTTGCTGTTAACGCCTACAAACACAGGGTCATTGTTGTCATGCGATGACGATATGCGAATTTTAATCTTGCGTTCTGCTGCGGCAGCCCTTGCGTCTGGGGTGTCATCTTGTTTCGAGGGTGCTTCCATATTTTCATACGATACGCCATCCAGTGTCGAACATTCGAGGAGGAGTTCGTCTTTGGATGCCTTTGGCATGTCAACCCCGTGGGTATCACGCAGGTATTCGACAAGCTCTTTTTTCGTTGTAGATCGGTTTATAGCCATAAAGTTCAAGTCTCTTATTAGAATTAGATTAAAAAAAAGGGTGGATGAAGCTCATGCCTCATCCACCCCGAAGGTGAAGCCTTACGTCAGCTTAAAGTTTAGTGACGGCAGACTCGATGCGGTTCATCCAAGCCTCATTGAGAATGAGACCTGTGTGCCACGTCTTCCAAGCAACAGAGCCGCGTTGGCCTAACTCATCGCCGCCACGGGGAGTGCCGGGATTCAAGACCATAGGTACGATGGACTCCTTGCCTTTAAGCGGAACAGTCCCCCAAGCCTCAGCGCCAACTACGATAGTGCGATACACGTCGCAACTTGTGCCAGCTTGAGATACCCGTTCGGTAGCTCCAGAGCCTTTAGCGCCGCCTGCGTTTATCACAGAGCTGAACAGAGGTGACAGGACAAAGCGGATATTCTCCAATGATCCTGACTCTTGGTCACACAGAGGTTGGCGACTGCCGTACTCGGCCACCGGGGTGAACGAAGCCAGCGCGCGCAAATCAGCCTCAATGTCAGTATGTCCGAAAGCGATGTAGCCTCCGTCCACGGGCTTAGTACCCACATCGACACTACCACTAAGAATTTTAGTGACAGGCTTGGCTCGGGCCAGACGTAACTTACGAACAACAGACCTGACGTCGTTTAGCGAGATAGGGCTAGTAACCGCAGCTCGGTTCGCAACAGCACTAGCCATCGTCGCGTTTGTGCCGCCTGTTATGATGTTCCAGTTGAGTATTTCACGGGTCTCAGCAGCCTGTTCGCCACAAAGCATAGACGTGTCATTCAACACGGGGTCTTCGTGGGTGTCAGCAATGACATCCGTCAGTTCAACCCAAGCACCGTACTGGTAGAGTGTTGCCGTTCTGTCTGAATACGTCATTTGCTGACTAGAAGGTCTAACACCTTCGGTCAGCGCAGTCGTAGAGACAGCGAAAGGGGTAGGCTTACGGAACTTAATCACCAGTCCTTTGTTTTGCGGCATGGGCCGTGGTTGTGCGAACTTCTCCAGAACAAGGATGGGTTCAGCGTGTTTGAGCATTTTTACAGCGGCATACATGCCGATGCGTGACGTTACGTCACCGTAGTTAGTAATAGCCATGAGTAGTTACCTCGTAGTTGGCGGGTTATATAAGGTCTTGGTTTGCTTGATTTGCCCAATATTCCCACGAAGAACTCTCGCTGCCAGCTCCGCCGTTTAACCGCCCCACTCCTGCGCGCGGCAGACTGTCGCCTGCGTCAGCACTTCGTGGACGGCTAGGTGCTTCAGCGGCCGGGGCCACCTCCGCTTGCGGTTGAGCGTACTGCTGAGAGTTCGCGCGTT